TTTTCATATCTAAGCGCACAAATTTCTTCGTGCGTAGACAATCGAGCTTCTGTTGAATCAATCGTTGTCATGTTTAACTCTTTTGAATGTATGCCAATGCGCAGTAAGCAGGCAAGTTAGAACCTGTGCCTGTGGTGGTAAAGAACTGAAAGCCGTTACCGATGGGTGATAGATTTACTGCCATTATTTTTCCTTGTTGCCAGGTACGCCACTGATTTCAATTCGTGGAGGCTGATTTTCTTTAATCAAACCTCCATGTGGGTTCAATGCTTCTTTAGCAAATGCTCCTTTATTGTGCTTTTGCCACAACATTTTTGCACCACCAACCACAGGAATTGAAGCTCCTTTTGTCAAAAGTGCTAACTTTGTTTCAGCAGCATTTGACAATCCTTCTTTAGCCATTGAAGCTAAAGCAGAGCTAAAAGTGTTGGAATGATTAAATGTTCCAGCATCAGGTTTGCCAATTTTGCTGTTTAATAAGCCAATTTCTGCAACATCTTGTAACGCTTCTGATGGCAATGCTTCACGCAATACTGGTGTATTTTTCTTTAAAAAATCTGAAAAACTATCAGATTTAACACGTGTTGCATTTGCATTGGTAATAGCATTACGAACGCGCTCCAACTCTCCATGTGCAATTGCTTGATGAGCTAAATCGCCTTCAGGAATTTCTGATTTCATTCTGCGGATTGCTTCTGGCGTAGCACTAGAAACAAACTTATTGTGAAATTTTGCAGCATTAAGAGCTTCACCTTGTGAAGATGCTTCAGCAGCATCAGCGGCTTCTTTAATAGCAGCACGATAAGCTGGATTGCTTTTAATAACTGCGGAACGCTCACGAACCAAACCACGGGCATTGTCTGCCAATTCTTTTAAACGAATAGCTTGTGGACTGCCTGTTCCTTCACCAAAAATAGGCAATTTTTCAAGTTCATCACGCACAATGTAGGCGGCTGATCTAGCGTTGCCATTACTGCTAGAACGCATTTCATTAGCTAAGTTTGTACGCAAAGCCTCGTATGCTTCAAAAGTAGGATTTTTATAAAAATCGCCAAGGTCAGAAGCAATTGATGGTGACAAATGATTTGTCTTCAAATTAGAAGATAAACTATTTCTAATATTTGAATTTAAAGTTGTAATGTCAATTGGGAATTGACCACCATTTTCATCTTTCAATGCTTTGTATGCATTACTAATGGCTTCAGTTCTAATTTTGTCTTTTGAAGACAATGCATTAATTTCATGCTGACCAAGCTCAGAAGCATCAGCACTTGATGGAATATCAGGCGCATGACGTTGTTTAACAGCTTCAACAGCTTCTGCCATTTGTAATGGCTGACTCTTAAAATGTTCAGTTAGGTCTTGAGTTTCGCCACGTTTGTTCCATTCTTGAGCATAACGTGTCGTGTCTCCAGTTCTTTGACCTGTTGTCAAATGAACACCGTGTTTTTCTTCTAAAGCACGTGTTTCTAATGCTGGAACATTAATGTGTTCAATTGGATGCTCACTTACATGAGCTTGTAAAGCAGGAGAAGCGTTAACCAATGCTGCATCTATGTTTCCTCGCAATACATTTTCAGGGATTGCAACTGCTGCTCCAGCATTTTGCAAACCTTGTTGATTAGAAAACTGTTGTTGCAATTGCATTTCAGCAGGACTTCTTTCAATTCTTACAGATGGAATTTTTGCTAAATTGCGTTCATTTAAAGCTGCCTTTGCTGCTTGTGTAGCGCCAATCCTAGCTTCAGACAAGGTTGCACCACCTAAATTTGGATGTAATGCTTCAGGCATGACAGCAGCCAAATGTGCAGCATCAAATACTTCGCCAATTTTTCCTAAATATTCTTGCCCCTGTTCAGTTTGAGGAACATAGCCAGGGTGTTGTTTAATAAACTGTTCAGCATATCGTTGAGCAATAGGTGCAGGCGCTTGTCCTGTACGGATAGCTTCTGGAATGCTTTTAGCAATGCCATAAGCACCACCAACCACAGGTGTAGCCATTCCAGAAATAGCACCCATAGTAGCCTCAATGCCACCAGCTAACCAAGATGGTAAAAGTCCGCTATCAATTTGTTCAATAATTTTTTGTTTACGACCTAATAAAGATGCAACATCTTGATCTTTTTCATAATCATATTCTTCTTCTGCTTTTAACTGAGGATTTTTTCCATATAAAGAACTTTTCTTTGTAGGAATAGCAGAAGATGAAGCTCTACGCCGAAGCGAAGCAACGTCTTGATCTAACTCATATGGGTCAGCAGCCATTAGAAATCTCCACGTTCAAGGCGTTTCAGCTTCTTCATTTTTGTTGCCAATTCGTCCAATTGTTCTTGGCTCATGTCGCTAGTGTAATAGTCAATAATCGCTTCTTTTTCCTTTTTAGGAATGTTACGCTGATTAGTTGATTGAACAATAAATGCAACAGGATCATAATTATCTGCCCATGCTTTTTTGAAGTTGTCATTGTTCAAATATGCTTTTTCTTTTCCATATTTACGTTGGAAAGCGTCTAAAGCAGAATTGTATTTTTTAGTTGCAGTGTTCATTGCATCAGCACGATCAACAATATGTCCCAATGCTTCTTGTGTAATGTCAGAACTACCGTTTGCAGTTGATAAGTCTTGTTGTGCATGTACAGATTCAATGCCCATCAATTTAGCTTGACGAACTTGTTGTTCAGCTAAGTTTTTAAGCAATGTGTCGTATTCAGAGTTTCCAAACAAAGCCTTACCAGCAGACCGAACAAGTTGACCAGGCTTGCTACCAGCAGCAGCAGACAATGATCTACGAATTTGACTAGCAGCCAAAGAACTATCAGAAGCGGCTTGTGCGCGTTGCGTTGAATCTTCAAAATCTTTAGCGCCAATTTCATAACGCGCAGCTTCTCTTGTGTCAAGTTGACCAGGCGAACGAGGTGATTCAATTTGAAACAACGGTTGTGCTGCAAATTTTGGTTCAGATGGAACAGATGGATTTTTAGGTTGCACATTGTCTGCTGGAGGCGGTGATACTGCTCCATTTGGCAATGGCATTGCTTTAAGTTGACCAGTTGTTTTGTCTTGCAAATACTTAACACCGTTAACTTCAGTAACAGCAGGCATATTAGCGGTAAATTTCTCAGCCGCACTTGCTTGCATATTTCGCATATTTTCAATCTGTGCGAGATAGCCAGCCATGTCCTTGTTTTTCAAGGCTTCACGGGCTTGAGCAAATGGGCCATTTGGCATACTTGGGATGCCAAAGCCATTCAAATATTTTTCGGTGTTATCAAGTTCTTTAAGCGCAGTCTGAGCATCGCCTTTTTTCTCAAGCAATCGAGCGCGAGATTCAAGACCTGTTAAAGCACCGCCCATCACATCAAGATGGCTTTTATCAAAATTTAATTTAGCTTGATTGGCTTCGGTGGTTGCTTTTTGAACAGCCAAAGGATTCATCTTTTGTGCTTGTTCAATCTCCATTTGTGCTCTTTGGATCTCCAACGGATTCTTTTTTTGCGCTTGTTCAATTTCCATTTGTGCTTTTTGCACTTGCAATGGATTGATTTGTTGAGCTTGTTGGTACTGCTGTGCAGCGTTTGCAACATTAAGCATATCACCAAGGCTCATGCCTTGTGGTGGTTTTACGTCTAAAGCAACTGGTGTGAAATCTGCCATGATTGTTCCTTACGCCTCATTTGCATAAATAGATTGAGGAAGTACAGTTCCATAACCTGTGGGAGTTTGGGTTTGAGGTTGTAACAAATTTGACAAAAGATAAGAATTTGCTGCGCCAGTAAGACCGCCACTAATCGCGTTAGCTGTTCCAACTTGTCCGGCAGCTTGAGCATTAGCAGCCCCAACTCCAAGGTTAGAAATATTTGTTGCATTACCAGTAGATAAGTTAGAAAGATTAGCCAAACTCTGTTGACCAATTCCAGCAATATTAGCTAATTTGTTGTAAATATTAGATTGTTGTGTTTGATAATTATTAAATGCGTTTTGATAAGCATTAGATGCGTAATCTTCAGCAAACTTAGTATTTGCTGTGTTTATGTTAGAACCGCCACCGCCTACGTTCATTGCTTGCGATTGCGCCCCTAACCCTTGATTAAGCATAAACTGATAGTTTGGTGCAAGATTAGATTTAAGCTGATCTGGACCAAATGATTGTGTCAGACTTGGAAGTTGAGACTGTAATTGAGATAAACCTTGCTGACCAGTTTGTAAGTAAGGATTAAATTGTGGAGACAGATTTTGATAATTCTGTTGAAGTAATTGTTGACTTTGCGTAGCAGCATTAGCCTGTGTATTGGCTGCATTTTCAGCTGCATTTGCTCCTATTAATGATGAACCTATCGTGGCTGCTCCTAAAGCTAAAAATCCCCAAGGCATATTATTTCTCCTGAATTAAGACTTTATCAACTTTAGAAACGTCTGTTTCATCCGTTGCATGAACACAAAACCACGCAGCGTTTTCTAACGCTTCAATCATGTGGTGAATTCCAGCCTTGATTTCAATGCAAGCTGGCGCTGTAAATTCTTTAACAAAATCATCAGTTCTGACAATTACTTTGCCTTTTGACAATATGCTTAGATGCGAATACTTGTGTGCATGGCTTCCAGCAATATAGCCCTTTGGAATGTGCATTTCCTTGGCATACAGACCATCAGAAAAATGATGAACAGTCCCTAAATCGGCTTCAAAAGTGCCTTCCATCTTTTTGAAAATTTCTGCCTGATTCAAAATGTACTTTCTGAAATACCGTTCAAAGCCGTTAAAGTGCCTTTTACAATCTCATTTCCATCAATTATAGAGTCACCAGTGATTTCTTGATTTCCCTGAATTGTTTGTTGTCCAGTTTTCATGCTAACAAAATTAAAACTTTGTAGCCACAAAAGCCAAGGCAAAGCTGTTTGTTGAGAATTAGGGTCAATAAATGGCACTCTAGGCCATAAAATATTACCACTTGAACTAGAAGTTGCCATTAGTTCTCACCTTCCTCTGCCTTCAAATTAGCAGAAACAATGACCGCTTTAACAGGGTCTGTAATCACCACTTCAAAGATTCGGTCACGCGCAGTCCCTAAACGCCGCCAGATGGCACGATTGCGGTACTTTCCCACCATGCCAATGCTAACCCAATGCTCATTAGAGTAAGTTGAGCCACCGTCGTTTGACCAACGCAACATGGCTTGCGGGTCTTGGCCTTGTCCGACTTCTAAGCCAACGCCAGGCTGGAATTGAATCTGCAATTCTGCAAAATATTGCCGCTGCAAGTCTGTCACTATATGCGGAGCGCGACGTAGCCTGCGGATGGTGTCTCCATTGTCCGTGTAGACCGCATTGTCCAACTGATAGATTTTACCGTTTTGGTAATCTCCAACCAAATACACGTTGTTAAACATAGCGCCGCAATTGGAACGATGGCGGTTGTACTGCGAACCATCCCACGATAGCCACTTGTGCCATGCTTGCGTTGTGATGTCATACACCCAAGTCAAGTTGATTGAGGGAAACGTAACAACGTAAAACTCATGGCCTTCTAGCTGATAAGTGTAGGCAACCGCATCAGAAATCTTTTGATTCATCAACGTTTGTTCTACAGCGTGAGTAGATAGGCGTTTGAATGAATAACCTTCCATGACGCCAATGATGGCTTGACCACGATTGTCTTGGCTGACAAAGCAAAACTGTTCACCAAATCGAGCAACAGAAAACCTAGCGGCAATGCCGTGTTGTGAACTCGTGCCAGGGATACGTTGGAAAGGAAACGAAATAATCCCAGCAATCACATTGCCAACGTCAGTCCACACTTCGGTGGTGAATTCACCAAGCAATGACACTTGGCGGCGGTCAACAATAAGAGACACTAGCGGGTCAGGCGAGCCATCTTTAGCGCCGTAATACGCATTAGAAGACATTACCAGTCCAAGGTCGGTAGCTGCCCAAAGTTGCGTGTTTGGCTGGTTGTAGATGATGTAGTTGTCCACCACTTCGCACACATCTGCACCCTGCCACGGGCCATCGCTAGAAGGAAGCGTTGCAAAGGTGTTTGTAGACGCTACCCAATAGTACCGATTAACACCATCCACAATGTAGGCATTCAAGCCGGTGTTGGACATGATGTTGTCGGTGATGCTGACGCAACCTGACGATGTGGTTAGTGTTCCTACCTTTGTTGCGACGTAAGCATTATTTACAGAATAAACGTATGGGCCGACAACAATAATTAGATAAGCACCACCGGACAAGGTACGCATTCCACGCACTTCATTGTTGTCTAGTTGAAGGATTTGGGTCAGACCTGGCGTTGGATAAAGCGCAACAATCCCACGGCTACCTTGAGGCTTGGTTAGGTCAACTTCTGGAAAGAAATTAATACACTCCTGCGCGTCTTGGTAAATCGAGACTGCTTCGTAAGAAGGCCCTACAAATCCAAAGTCAGCCATAATTATTCCTTGTAAGAGTCATCATATATCCATCAACGCAAGAAACCCCCCGAAAGTATCCAACCAGCATCTTTACTGCGTCCAACCAGCAACGCATCAGCGTAACGGGCAACAGGAGGCGGCTTCATGTTTGTGCGCTTGATTGTAGCTTTTGCTTGATCGGCAAATTTCATAATCATCTGAATCTGCGTCTGTGAAGCCTTGCCGTACATGGGCATTAGTTGTTCAGCCAAACACCAGCGCAGCGCCATTAAGTAGCCTTGCGGCAAGACAATGTTGTCCGACAAAGAGCTATACCGCGAAAACAACGTATCGCAGAACATATGCACTTCACCTTGCGCCGGATTAGGCCATAGAAAGATGTTTCCAAGCGTTTCGGCAGGTTGGTAGTACAAAGCCTTGGGCCAAGGGCCGTTCAACGTTTTAAGGCCGATTAAAGCGTAGTCTTCGTAATTTAATACAGCCATTGGGTAGTCCAAACCACCGTTGACAATAGGCGTACCGTTAGAGTTAGTGTTAACCCTTACAAAGCAGGAATTGATTGTCAGAGGACGCTGATAGTAAGCAGAGATAGTAGTGCTGGCTACAGTTTGAAAAATGTTGACGGTATAGGTTCCAGCTTCGTTAATGTTGCCACCAGCGCCGGTATTCATTGCCACAATGGTGGTTCCAGCAGCAATGCCAGTTCCAGTCAAGGTTTGACCGATAGCAAGCGCACCAGACGTAATGCCTGTAACGGTAAGAGTAAAGCCTGAGATGGAGCCGGTAAAACTTGCGCCGATTTGACCGCCAGGCCCAATCGTGTACTGCGTCTGGCCTGAAACAATCGGAAAGATAATTTCAGACTTGTAATAGACCATCATCTGTTCGTTTGACCATTGGTCGCACATATCGTTGAGCATATCAAAGGCGTCTTGCGCGGCTTCTGACGTAGGCGTTTCACCCGCTTCAAGTGCGCCAATATCTTTCAGAGCGCGGCTGATGATGTCTATTGGCTTGGTCATGGCGTTCCTTGATTTTGTGCAGCTTGGTATTCAGCAATCACTTGAGGCGTATGGATTAAAGAACAAACAGATTGTACTTTGGCATCCTCGCCACTGTAATCATCACCAGGTTTGAAATAATTGCCCTTGACCTGTTCGGCAAAGGGTAAGCCGTCTTCAGTGACAGTCACAACGTATCGAACGGCTACCGTTTGATCAGCCAGCACTTCGATACGGTCAACAACGGTTTGTTTTTCAAACATATCAACCTTTAAACAAAATATGTTGCGGAAAATGTAATTGTCCCCGTAGCAAGCAGCCCACCAGCAGAAGTTACGCTTGTACCTGTGCAAATTACAGCAGCAGAAGCATTNACTGCGGCGTTAGTTGCGTCGCCATGTCCTGCTGTACCAACAGTAAACGGTAGATTGCTTGTGATAACACCAGCAGCAGCTACGGCAACACTTGTTGCGCCTGTCACAGTCCCACTTATGCTGACTTGACGTCCAATGCGAGTGTATCGACCTGTCGAGCTAAACGCTCCTACCAAAGTAAGACCCGCACCTTGGTTTGGCGTCCAAGTACCTTCTTCATACCAGTTCAGCAACTGGCTTGTCATACCCGCAGCGGGGGTGTTGGCGGTGAAGTTAATGCCTTTAGCTGCTGTGCCAATAACCACGTTGCCTGTGGATGCTGTGAAATTACCACTACCATCCATTATAAATTGTTTAGTAAGCGTGGTTCCATTCCATGAATTAAACCAAAGCCCTGCGCCACTTACACCGTAAACAATATTACATTCAGCAGAACCATTAGATAAATTTCCTGAAAGAACAATACTGTACCCATCTAAACCAGTTGTCGGCGTAGCGCCCATGTTGGCATAGAACCTACCTGCATGGGCTGCTGTACCACCATAACCATATATTCGATAAGAGGATGATGCGGCAGTACCTACAGCAAAACCTGTACCGTTAAAAGTGAAAATGGACAATGTGGACAGCACATTAGATGCGTTGAAATATGCCACACCCGTTGCTGTTGCCGAGGGNTTAGTTCCCGACAACACTTGGGCAACGGTTGCATTTTTAGTCGTACCAGCTTGAACAACAGGCAACAGTTCAGTACCCGCTAAAGGAACCGTTGCTGCTGTTAATGTTGATATTTTACTGTTTGACATATCTTAAATCGGCCAAAGCCCATTACGCTTGTCTTTTTTAATTTGACGATTCCATTGAAAACAAAACCACCAATTGCTCATTCTCTTAAGAAATTTTCTCATGGGAACACGCTAACAGACCAATCAATTGTTGATCCGCTACCTCCAGGTGCAGCCCATGTGTTAATTGTAAATCCTGATGTGGAAATACTTGATATGGAAAATGGCCCTGTATTGGAAAAAGGAGAAGCGTTAAACATTAACTTAATTCCAGATGCAGTAGGCACATAATTTAAAGCTGGTGAGAATGTAACTGCAACTGATGTACTTCCACTTCCAAGCGATGCGGTTCCATTTTGTTGCGTATACACACCTTGGTTATCTCTGACAGCAAAGAAATTAGCCTTGACTGACGTCACGTTTGTTGTGTTAGCCGNAAACTCATTAGACAGTAAAGAAACGTTTGTGCAAGACGCATCAATCCAAAGACCAACACCATTTGATCCACTACCTACGTTTTGTGAAATCTGGTTACCTGTTAAAAGCGTGTTGTTGGCATAACTGCTAGCGCCCCACAATGCAATACCATATGGCAGATTTGTTGCACCAGTAAGGGGGTTTGATGCAGTTCCAAGCGTGCCATTCCCAATGACAACGTTATTCGATACAATAGACCCAAGAGTGTTAAATACGNTTATTCCAATTTCATAGTTTCCATTAACTACATTTCCGTCAATAACAGAATATGTGCTGGTAGTGTCATTTTCAATTCCACGAACTTTGTTGTTTATTGTTTGATTTCCAGTACAAGTTGTGTACGTGGATTGGTACATATCTAACCCAGAGCCATTGTTACCCTGAGAAAAATTACCCTCTATCACACCGTTAGTGACACCGTTAAACTGGATACCGTGTGTGAAATAGGTACTTGTGCCGTTTGAAATACAGTTATTGTTTGACACAATAGGGAAACTGCAACTTACTACACCAATACCCGCGCCGCCTGTGACAAGTTTACCATTATTTGTACAAGTATTTCCAAAGATTTGTGACCAGTTTCCTTGAGACAAGATGCCAAATCTTCCGTTAGNNGCACAACGATTGCCTTCTAGAATTATGTTGGTAGCGGTTGTAGCAATACCATCCAACTGATTGCTTTCTGCAACACAGTTTGAAATTCTTGCTTTTGAATACGTCCCAGTTTGGTAAAAACCAATTGATTTGGCATTAAAGAAACCGCAACGGTCAATCCAAAAACCATTTCCGCCAGATTCAGCACCTGTTATTGAAACGCATTGTGTGCCCGATGGACAATTAGTGTAGTTGCCATCAAACCCAATGTCTTGAATCGCAAGATGCAGTGCGTTACTGCTGGAAAGAATTGCACCCGTTGCGCCATTTTTGAGTTTCAACTGACTGTTGGTCAAACCGTCACCATACATTGTGACATCAGGGCCGACAGAAAGATTAGTGACAATGTACACGCCGGTTGGAAAATAAATTGCATGGTATGGGCCAAGATTAAGAGCAGTTTGAATTGCTGCCGTGTCATCAGTTGTACCGTCACCAGTAGCACCAAAATCTTTAACGCTTACAGATTCACGCAACTTGGATTGCACTGTAGTTGCAGTAGCGCCAGTACCAGATTGTATAAACCCAACAAGCGAAGACCCAGTTCCAGCAGCCAAATTTGTTTCAAATGTCAATAACCCGTTACTAATGCCGAAAATATTGTCATAAGTACCAATTAAAGTGTTATTGCTATCTTTTAAAACAAATTTGTAAATTACATTTTCAGTAAGCCAGATTTCACCGCCAGGCACACGTCCAGAAGCGTCCAAAATAATGGGATTAGCACTTGCAATTGTTCCTGCAGAGCTGGTGTAAGTGGCTTGAGGAGTGCTTGTTCCTGCTGCGTAGGTGTAAATTTGACCGTAGGTGAGCAAATTACCGCTATTGTCAAAGAATTGTGCAGCAACGCCGCCTACAGGTGAAAGTGTGACTGCCATTTGATTTCCTTTTATTCCAATAGCAAATTGTTGTTGGATGCTGCTTGCATAATCACCCAATTTGTACCGTCAGATACCATTGTCGCCCAATTACCAATCACGTTCAACAAGATTGCGGTTCCAGCGGTTGCGCTATCAATTGGCACAATGTTGCTTGATGCAGAGTTTACCAGTTGTGCTTGCAAATTTTTAACTGTAATTGATCGACCAGGCCATGAAGATGCCGCAGGAAAAGTCAAAGTTAACGCAGAACCAACCTTGTTGTTGATAATCCAAGTGTCTGTGTTAGCGATTGTATAGTCTGCGGTCTTGGTTAGCACCGTTGACAGAGGAACATAGTCCGTATTGGCTACCGCAGCAGAAATAGCGGTTCCGTTGCCTTTTAGCAGGCCAGTAATCGTCGTTGTCAGCGTTATAGCTGGTGTTGCGCCAGTTGTGACCGTACCAGCAAAGCCGTTGGCAGACACCACCGAAACGCTTGTAACGTAAGTTCCAGCAGGCTGCTTGCCGTTAAACGTGTTCCAGTCAGTTGAGGTCAAATAGCCATTGGTTGACGTGGTAGCCGCCGCCATGCTGATTGCTGGAGTTGTTCCACCAGACGACACCACGGGCGAAGTTCCAGTAACGGAGTTGACGTAAGTTCCTGCTGGCTGTTTACTATTGAAGGTTGACCAGTCTGCTGCTGACAAGTAACCGGCTTGGCTGGCGCTGGATTGCTGAATTGTCAGGTTAGGCGTTGTACCGCCGCTAGATGCCAAAGGCGTTGTGGCTGTCACCGATGTGACCGTACCGCCAGTACCTGTGGCGCTTAACACACCACCAGTAAACGATACGCCAGACCCAATGGTGACGTTGCTAAACAAACCAGACCCGTTGCCGTACAGAATAGAACTGCCGCTAGTTAACGTGTTCCATGTCGGAGTGCCAGCGCCGGTGGACAGCAATGCTTGGTTTGTAGTGCCAGCAAGAGTAAAACTATAAGCCGTGCCCGTTCCGTAGGCAACAGCGCCAGCAGTAGGAGATGCCGAACCATTAGTGCCACCAGAAGCAATTGCAAGCGTTCCAGCAAGCGTTACTGCGCCGTTAGTAGCCGTGGAAGGGGTAAGCCCTGTGGAACCGCCGGAAAACGATAAAACGCCTGTATTTGATACCGTGACGTTGCCTGTCGCGCTAGAAACTGAAATGCCTGTTCCGGCAATGTTTGACAGTACGCCAGTATTTGCTACCGTGATTGTCCCGCTGCCGTTAGTAACTGAGATTCCAGCGCCGTAGCCAAGCGTATTCAAAGCATAGCCGGTTCCGTTACCAATGAGCAATTGCCCGTTATTTGGTACTGCGCTTAATCCAGTTCCGCCAGATGTTACGCCAAGCGCATTAGCGGTTGTTAGCTGAATGATTGATGGCGACATTAACCACAGCATCCATTCCCTAGCTGGACGACCTGTTAGGCCATCCAAAAAGGGCGATTGCGGTATGTTAATGTTGGTGTTTGTCGCCACCTTAAAAACTCAATAAGGAATCGCGTTAATTAAAATTACGTCACCAGCAGACATTGGCAAAGCAGTTCCAGTCGTAATTCCGAAACTAGTTACTGTTGCGGTAGTATTTGTGCTTCCAGTTTGTTGCAAAAACAAAGAAGAACCATTTGTGATGTCGGCGGCGTAAACAATCCAACCATTAGGGGCGGCTGGAAATGTAATCGTACCGTTTGCTGCGCTGGTAGACCCAATTGTTATTTTAAAAGCAAAAGTGCTGTTTGCAAGAATAGTTGGGCCAGTTCCGAAGCCAGCCGAAATTGTTGGCAATGTAGAAGAAATCAACAAATTATTGTTAATTGACAGTGTAGTATTAATGTTAATGGGAGAGGCGATAAACGCCCCCCCTGGCCCCACTAAGCCAACACAGTTGCCATTCGCGTCATACTGCGCTTGAACGGGAACAAGATTATTTGTAGACGTAGAAGCTACAGCATTGACGTATGACATGATAATTCCTTAACTTTGGTCAGCAGCTGGAGTAACGTACAAAAGACCTGTAGCAGATGCGCTAATGGCGGTCAGATAGTACGGTGTCGTAGGAGTGGCAAGAATCAGCGGACTTGTCATGCCAGCAGGCAAAACGTAGTCAGCAGGTGTGCCATCCGTGGGCAATACGGCAGCGCCAGGGTCATTTTGACCCCATTTCACAGCGATTGGCGATGTGCCAGTGTTGAGAAACGAGGTGTAGTTGATCTGGTCATTCGTATTGTCGTCAATCAATACAGCAGCGTGAGAACTGCTGGTTACTGACAAGGCATAGGTCTTGCCAGCGTTGCGTTGTACGGTTGAGCCAGCCATGATTACACCGCCGTCACAGGTGCTGGACCTTCCAAGCGTGTCACTTGGATGGTGTAAACGCCAGTGGCAGGAGTTGCAGGCGATGCTGTNACGTTACCGAATTGCACAGACAAAACGTTGGCGTTCAAACAATCACATTCAGCAATGATGATGCCAGTGGTTTGAGTACCGTTAANACCCAACAAAACAACNATGTCAGTTGTTTGCAAGCCAGGCACAGAAAAAGTCTGAGNAGCGGTTGTGTTGGCAGCTACAGCAACAGGCGCAAAAGTCGGTTGGATGTAGAAGGTNTCGTGGGAATTNCCACGGGTGATGGTNGTAGAAGACATGATTTCTCCTGAAAGAAGTAGGTTTATTGTACGTTAAAAAAAGAAAAGGCCACCCCTTTTGAGAGTGGCCCGTTCTTATTTCATCCAAATTACCAAGAGAGCAATGGTGAAGTTGGGTTAGAGCCAGTTGAGGTGCTTGGGCGTTGCACAGACACCAAATATGTACCAGCCGCAGGGGTGACACTACCAGCGGTAGGGTTCACAAAGCGGATAGTCAATTGGTCAGCAGCAGACACGTAAGCGTCAAGAACGCCAACGCCAGCAGTCTGAGCGCCGTTGAAAGCAACAGACACATAGTCACCAACAGCCAAGCCGATGCCAGTGTTGGCAAAGTTTTGGGCTGCGGTTGTGATAGTTGCAACAGCAGAAGGGGTCAGGGACAAAGAAAACACGCCGCCCTTGACCACGTTGGTCATGGGTGCAAATGATTCTTGGGTATTGGTACTTGCTGGTCCTGGATTAGACATGATAGTTTCCTTTAAAGATATGAGAAGTTTGGATATTTAAGACTTTTACAACGTTTTTGAATTGCGTTTGCACTAATCTTAAAAATTTCAGATGCTATTTGCGTTGAATCATAAATGACACCATCAATTTTGCACTTTTTACGGTTACCTTTGTTGCCAATTCCGTTTTTATTTCCTTTTCCAGCCAATCTCATTTTTTCAATGTGATCTTCTGAAAAAACTCTGTTTTTAAGTTTCGCAGATATTTTGATTTTGGCTTGCTCAGAAACANATCGACCTTTTGCTTTTTCTGCAATTTTTTTTCTAGTTTCTTCTGAATGACGTTTGCCAAACATAGGATTTTTTTCACCAGAAATGTCAAAAGCAGCTTTTTGCTCATCAGTCCACCGATAACCAGCAGAACCTTCACCACCATTAGTCATATTGACCAACTTAATACCCATGTCCTTAAAACAAGAAATTAAAAACTTTTCATGGTCAAACGCTTCTTTCTCTGTTTCCCACTTTGCCAAAACGTCTATTTGATAGCCGCATTTGTCAACTGTGCGATGCCAATGAATGTTGCGATTGTCCTTTTGCCAAGCCCTATCTCCGATACCTTTTCCGATATAGAAGATAGGGCCATTTGGCTTGGAATGACTATAAGTGTAAAAAGCGTTCATGATTTGATTATATCATTTACGCTGGAACACAATAGGTTATGCCGCCACCCTGCACGCCAATTCTGGGTAAAGAGGCGCCCAACCGTACAAAACATCCAAACGAGTTGGGATGCTGTCGTTGTTGATGGTGTACTGACGAACCACACGCATTGACAAACCAATTTCCTTGTCGCTTGCACGACCAGCAAAATGCACGCCTTCTGGCAATTCCAGATCGGCTACTGCCAAAGTGAAAGCATTGCGGTGCATGATGATGTTTTGAGGAGACACAACGCCAGTGCTGTTGAACTGGGTCACAGCAGCAGAAGACGATGTTGTTGGGATGCTCACGTTTTGGAACTGACCAGCAGTAATCACGGCTGGAGACACAGTCACAGTGGCAGAAGAACCAGAAGCGATTGCAGCAGCAGCTTTACAACAAAGTTGCGCAGCTTGTTGCTACCGTAGGCTTGACGGTTCTGTGGGTTGACAGCGTACACACCAGCGATAGTGATAACGTCACCAGCGTTCAGGTTCAAAGTACCAGTGTTGGCAGCAGTGATCGAAATGTTGGAGCTAGAAGCCCAACCGCTTGTCAAGAAGCCAGTGCCAGTTGTGGTGTTCACAGAAGCGGTCACAGTGGTAGTACTGTTAGCGCCGAAAGTTTGAGACACAACGTTCTGGTCCATCTTCCAGTTCATACCAGCAGAATCACGGCCCATCAAACCTTTACGGTATTGCTCGCCGATAGCTTCTTGAGGCACGAACAAACCTTTCAAGCTGTCCACGATAGTGGCAGATGTGAAGGGTTCAACGATACATGAACGCGACCATCGCGAGGTGCGCCTTCAGCATCGAGGTAAGCGCCAGCAGTCAAATAAGTAATCAGACCTGTTGGGGGTGTGCCAGCAGTACCAACGATGTTGGCGGTGTTCAAAGCAGCCAAAGACAAACCGTCACGGTCAATCTTGTTGGCGATTGCAGCGATTGCAGGCTTAAGNACTCGGTCGCTGAACATATCCAGAGACAGAGCCAAGTCTTGAGTTGTGAATTGTGTATCAACGTGGAACTGNGTNNNCAAGGTAACAGGCACGCTAGTTTCGTTGAAGTCTTCAACGTTCAAAGCGGGGCCAGTTGTACCGATGAAACGGCCAGGGCGACGAACGTTNACGGTGTTGCCGATTTTGGCTCCAACAACAGCGAATTGGTCGTCATAGTTGCGGTCAACTTCAGAAGTGAAGGTCAACTCGTTTTCCAAGACCATCAACGCTTCGTTGGTGATCTTGCTAATGGTCAATAAATTGTTTGACATGATTTTCTTTCAAAAAGATTAGGTTTACCGAATTTTCCCCGCTTTGCGTAGCTCTTTCCACTGTGCTGCTGTACCGAAAAAGACCCCATTGGAATCTAGTGGCACATCAGGTGTGTTCTTACCCCCGCGAATCGGTTGAATCGGTGCTGGTGCTTTACTTTTAACAATAGGGGCTGGCTTCTCAGCTTCAGGCTTTGCCTCAAACCTTGCTTCCAGCTTTCCAATCTCTCGCAACGCTTGCTTTGGCGACAATCCAGCGATTTTCTTAGCGACTTCATCGTTCTCAGCTAGGTGATACAGGATTTGTGGGCCTACATCACTCTCCAGAATCGCATCACGAATATCGTCATTAACGACCACATCGCTCGATGCAACAATGTCATCAAAATCAGGCAAAGATGCTTTGGCTGCTTCTACCTTGCTTGTCCATTGGGTAATTACCTTTTGGCGTTGCTCGGCTTCTTTAGCTTGCGCTTCTTCACGCTTCATATCAGCAATACGCTTGTCCGCTGTGTACTCTGCGAGTGCCTCAGCATATTCAAACGCATCACTAAACTGGCTAGGTTGCGGCTTTTCGTCTACAAACTCAGCTTTTTTGGGCTGTGTATTGTTTTCTAAAGCTGCCAAACGCGCTTCCAGAGCTTGCCTTGCTTCACGTTCTTGTTGCGCTTCTTTACGCGCTTCTTCACGTTGCTTGGTAATCTCAGAAAAACGGCGCTCAAGTTTAGGATTTTGCTTACGCTCACCCTCTTGTTTTGCTTCGGCTTCTGCTTTTTCAGGTTCACTCTGTTCAACTACCGTTTCAGGCTCCGAGGATTCCTCGGCCNCTGNTNCGGCTGGTGATTCAGCTAAACCTAATCTGTTTGCATAAAATTCCGCTGCGTTTTCGCTGGTCAAAACTTGACCTGCTTCTTTTTCAGACATTACGTTGTCA